CTATTTGGATCGGCAGCTTTAGCTGAACCTGTCAGTTTTCGCTTCATACCGGTCATTCGGGCACAGAAGCTATCTTTACGCGATCCACCTTCCGGCTGCGGGCGTTTAATGTTATGCCCTTCAGCACGCAAAGATGCGCGGCCCTTTTCGTTTAGGCCGCCAGAAGGCGATTTACCTTCTTTTCTTGTCCAAGCTCCGGACATCGCATATCCTCCATGCGAAAACAGGGGCGCGAAGCCCCTGTTAACATTAGCTAAGATTTGCCAGGGGAGAGCAACCCTTAGTAATGCTGAGCGGGCTTGCGTGGTTCGCCAGGGCCGCCTGCCGAAGAGAAAACGCCGCCGCCAGCCTTACGGGGCTTACGACCGGCATGGTGTTTAGCCATGCCACCGTGTGCCTTCATTCCGGCCTTTGCTTTGCCACCGCGCTTGAACCCATCGGTTCCGCCCTTGGCTTCTTTTGCAACATTGGAATCAGCTCCAGCATAAATGTCATGCGGAGCTGGGTCAGACATTTTCATGCCGCCCTTTGACTTGCTTTTACCTTTCATAGGAAGTCTCCTACTACGATGCTTGGTTAATGCCTTGGAGATAGGTCACAGTCAAAGTGCCTACGCCAGAGCCGGTGTTTGTTGATGTTACAAGCAGCTGGACATCTACAGGGCCACCAGTTTGAAAGGTAGCATTGCTGATGTTGTCCCAGTTTGCAATTTGCGCGGTAGCCGTGCCGGGAGTGATTGTCACAAGACCTTTTGTGCCACCAGCAACTGCGCCGGCAGTCGTGAAGGCAGTGGTCGCGCTAGTGCCGGCAGTTGCGCCGATACCAAGCGTTGTTGCGACACCGGTCCAAGCAGTCGTTACCATCAGCGTCATGCCAATGATTTGACTTTGAGCAGGCAGCGTGATGGACGTTGTTCCACTAGCCTGAGTGATTGGCTCGCTTTGAGCCATCACTACATAGCCAATGTTTTGCGTGCCAGTCGTGCCGCCAAGGCCAGCAAGAGTGCCGGTTCCATCGCTGGAAACAACGTTTCCAACGAGGAGTGGACCGGTAAAAGTGCTAGCCGGCTGAACCGGACTACCATTAGGGTTTGGATAAAACCCAGGCTGAACATCGTTAATTGTTGTAGCCATTTGGATTACTCCTTTCTAGTGATCTAAGATCACGATGTCGGGAATGAACCCCAAATTGCACGCCAATTGTAATATGCGAAGCTGTAACGTTCGTAACCTTTTACGAGAAGATTGTCAGTGACAAAATCCACTTGCATATCGGTTTCAAACGCCACTCTTTCCATATACGACAGACCTTCGATGTTAGTCAGAAGGAACCAAGCGTACTGAGATGTCAGATAATCGTTGACCATATAACCTTCTGGCAGACCGCCAGCAGTTGTGAATATGGCGTTAACGTCATTATCTGCTGTACCAGGGCGCAATTCAGTCTTTGTCAGACGAATTGCAACGGGTTCCAGCTGCGGCGGGACCACCAGACGACGGCCACGGGCAAACACCTTCAAACCAGCTTGATCTTTGAAGTTTGTACGAATTGAGATCATGCCGTTCAGCAAGGTCGATTCGTTCAGATCAACAGCGGTTGAGGGAATGTTTGAGACAGTGCCACCATCAATAGGATGGTTTGAGGCGCAGAGAGCAACGCCGTCACCACCGACAGACGAATTATATGTCGTTGCGGTGTTGAGGACGTTTGCACCGTAGATTTCCTTGGTCTGGTGGAAAGATTCCATCAAGCCGAGGTTCGAAGGAGCAAACTGCGTCTTATAGAGGTTGTCATCAATCGACTTACGAGTGATGGCATAACCCAGAGCAATCTCAACGTGCTCTTGGTTGTAGACATAGCGTTCACCAGCAGCATTATCAAAATCTGTCTGGGCGCCTTCAGTCTTCAACTGAGCGTAGCCGAGATACCGCATTTCAGCGGTACGTTCCAAAGCGAGCTTTGAATCGTGTTTCGTGAAAATCTTGTCGTATTGCGACGGGATTTGTTCATACTTGCCTGTGATTCCGCGGAGTCCGGGAAGCAGCAGGTCTTTAATGGCTGAGACATTAACGGCCATGGTTGCTTACTCCCTTAGATACCGACGAAATTCTTCGTCTGGACATAGTTAAAGGCCACAATGGCATAGTCGTAGGCTTGCCCGTTTGCATAAGCACCAGGGAAACCTGCAACATCGGTTTGATACACACCAACAACTTTGAACGGCGCATAAATGTTATATGTCGCTGTGTTTAGTGTTGTTGTGTCGAGATAAGCACCAGAAATGCCGTTAGCGGCATTGCCAGAACCAATCACAAAACCAATTGTCGCATTGAGGTCGGCGGGATAAGCAATACCAGTCGAGTCAGACTGAGCAATGAACCGAGCATTCGGATCATTGACAATATAGCCAGTCACGACATTGCCAGAAGCAACGTCAGAGCCGGGCCAATAGTTTGACCAGACAGTGCGCTTCTGAGAAACGGAAAGATATTTGCAGCCTTGGAAGATGCCAGCAATACCAGGTGTGCCGGGTGTGGCGCCTGTAGATGAAGACTGAGCAACAGAACCATCTGACTGAGGTGTTACGGGATCACCGTAGTAAATTGCACTCGCATTATAGTTAATGACAACGGCCACTTGTTCATATGTTGGGGCCGAGCCATTACCGCTATATTGACGAAACCCGAACGGCGCGTTTGTATTCGCCATAACGAATCTCCTTTTTACGGGAGGCCCATCATCGCGCACCGGGGCGACTAAGAACCGGGAAAAGTTATGTCTCCACGCCGGGGGAGACTAAGGACCATGCCTTAAAAATAGTTTCACATGAAACATTTCAAAAGTAAAGGGGGCAATTTCTGCCCCCTGAACTTACTTCGCTCACCGGTCTTTTGGAACCGGCATTGGCTCATAACTGCTCTTTACTTTCGGCCTGACACGATCATCGTCACGCGTGAATTGACCGTCTGGCGCTTGGCTTAATTGCTGTTTCTTGATTTGAACTTGCTGACGAGCGCGAATCAAATCGCTTCTTTTTGCCTCGTCGCTGATTTCAGCAGGACGCTCCATCAAGACCATGCCCTTGCGCTCAATAGTTTCAAAATTGCTGTTGAGCGGCATCATTTCGGGGTGACGCGACGCAGGCACTGGCTCCCAGCCCATTCGAGCCAATTGAACCTGATAGGCAGGATCTTCTTGGCCAGCCGTAGTGCGTCGCTTCCATTCGTATGACCATCCATCCGGAATGGCATTGGGATCGACATAGAAAACGTCCGGCCCTTCTTGCATTGTGCCTGACTGGCGCAATTCGGCAGCACGTTTTGCGGCTCTTTCCCGCGGGTTCTCGTCGCGCATTGGACCTCTCAACGGTTTACGCAGATCAGGTGCACTATCGGCAGCATCAATTGCCTCAAGCTCTTCATCCAGCTCAGCCGGCGCGGCTTTTGGCATCGCAATCTTGCGAAACTTGCTGGGGGCGCGTTTATTAGTAATTCCTTCATTCATAACGACTTACTCCTCAATTCAGTTTGCCTTCTTTTTGCAAGGCGAGCATATTCAAGGCATATTCTTTCTCTGTCATGCCCATAGCAGCAGCCATTTCTCGCTGTTCCCCTGTCAGCCTGACGACGTTTGGTCGGCTTCCAGTGCCATTGCCATTGCGACTAACGGGCGCAGCAGGCGGAGCTGTGCGACGTTGCGTCGGTGTAGCAGCAGAAGAGTAAGGATTGTCGACATCAACTGAAGAAGGTTGATTGCGAACTTTCAACGTATCTTCAACGGACATAAAATAATCATCGCTATCCGGCTCAATGCCATCGGCAATAGCCAGATTATGCGCTGCGATCATCTTATTGAACAGTCGGGTGTCGGTTGCGTATTGAGGATTACGTCGCACCCAAGCCGCTGATCTTGGAGACAATTGAGACGCCAATGCTTCAACAGGATCGTGACTGACCGAAGGCTGAACCTGCGGTGTGGTCATTGTTTTGATCTGTTGCTTCATTACCTTCTTGCCGTCTTTCAACTGACGTAACTTCGCAGAGTTGTCAGACATGGCGGCTTGGATTTCGGTTGCCCTGTCATAGTCACCGATTGACATGGCTTCCTTGTATTTAGCCTTCAGGGCTTCATTACTGCCCTTTACAGACTTGATTGCATTGCTGACCAACTGAAGATTCGTCGTATCGACTTCGTTTTTGGCAACAGCAACACGCTGGGCAGCTTCATTAGCCCGCCTTTCGGCTTCGATTCGCGCCAGACGCTCTTGTTCAAGCTGAAACTTCAGGTCTTTAATGCCGTCTTCTGGAAAAACGACGTTTTTTCGATCTTTTTCAGCTTTTTCAATTTTAATATCTGGCTCTGCGTCGGTTTTCGGCGCTTCTTCGATAATGATGTCCTTATCGTCTTCAATATTGCTCATGTTTTCACCTTTACCAAACATTATCAGGATGCTGGATGCGACCACGCACGCTTGTGTCATCTAAAATCCGGCAAAGAACATTGTTGACCGTGATTGACCAACCATCTGACGGCCTGAATACGATCCAGTCATCAACATTTGCCTCATTTCCAGAGAACCAGGAGTTTGTTTCATCAACAAAAGCCTGTGGACCCATCTTTACGATCAATCCGACCTTTGACTGATAGCGATCTTCGTCTGTTGTCTGGTCAGCCAAATAGATTCCGCTCTTTGTTTTCTTGGGGCGGATGTAAACGGCGCATAAAATTTGGTTGTTGAAGATTTCAACGTGACCAATATCGCCAATTTCGTCTTTCAGCTTCTTTTTTGGATCGACTTCGTGATCCATTGTCATAAATGGCATTGCATTCCCCTTGTTAAGATTGTTTTTGGACTTCTTCAGCAGCCAACTCTATCAATTCAATAGCTCTGGCAAGACCGGCAACACGCCCAACAAGCTGCCGGTAAGTGGCAAAATCAATTGGATTGGAAGGCGCAAGGACAATTTCTGTCACCCTTGCCATTTCTTCTTCAACCAATTTCTTAAATTCACGCTCTAACGCACTGCTAAATGTCAACATTTGTCACCTTTCCCCTAAAGGTGGTGCTCTCTTGAAGGTTTTACTAGGGTGGCAGCATCGAGAGCCCTGCCGCCACCCTAGATTCAGTCGGAAACGTACCGCTACTCCCGACTAAATGCTTATTTCAGGGCGTTTTTGCCGTATTCTTCAATCTTCTCAAGACGACCTTCGCCTGAACCGGCGCCATATTTCATCTTGGGATAGGTGCGACCGCCAGTCTTGCGACCCAAAGGAGGCATACCGGGAGGACCGCCAGCGCCCATCGGAGGCATACCGGGAGGACCACCTGCACCCAAGGGACCGCCGGGCGGCAGCATGGGAGGGACAGGAGGCAATCCTGCGGGAGGAGCGGGAGGCGGCATAGCCGGACCAGCCATTGCATCGGCAGGATGACCGCGACCAATATTGATGTGAATATCGGTCTTGCCTTTATGGGCTTGAGTGCGGCCACCAGTCTTGCGGTTCATACGCATTGACGAGCCACCGTCTTTTTTATGCAAACCTTTCAAGGTTTCAGCCAGACGAGCCCGCTTAGCCAGTTTGGGATTATCCGAGTGCTTTGCCTTTTCCAGCTTTTTGGCAGGAATCTTCTCGCCTTCAGGAACGTGAAGAGCTTTGTGAAGAGCGCCAGGATGTTTGATGGCGCTTTGAATCCACTTACCGCCGCCTTCTTTTTTACCCGTGCGAGCTTCCGGCTTGACCATTTTGCGGATGAGCGCCTTGTCTTCAGCCACATCATCATGCGGCATAGCCTTTCCGCCCTTTTTCATAGGCGAGAACTTTCCGCGCAAACCACCAGGCGCCACTGTCAAAGCTGTCTGCGGGACAGGATTGAGTGCGCTGGCTGTGCCGGGGCCAGACGAAAGAATGTTGCTCGCGGCAATGACGCGAGGATCAACAGTCCCCATAGGACCGCCATCCATTTTCTTAGCACGGCCACCGCGCTTCTGGTTACGCGGATCTTCGCGTTCAGATTCAGTGCGAGAAGCAGCAGCATCTTTAGCGCGAGCAGCGGCGGCAGCAGCGGCTGCTCTTGCCTCATCAGCAGGTGACATTTCATTTTCATTGCCGCGAGGATTTGTCTTTACGGCGCCGTCGCTGGCAAACTTTGCGCGGCCACCCTTTTTCAATCCGCCAGTGTGCTTGATACCTTCACGGTCTTCATTGGCAGACTTGACGTTGCGATTGATCTTTGCCTTCACCCATTCTTGCACTTCGGCACGGCCACCAGACTTGCGAGCCTTGCGGTCGGCACGGGCAGCGGCAGCTTTACCAGAAACCTTGCCGCCCTTTTTGAAAGCGCGAGGACTGACTGGGCGCAAACCTGTTTGAATGTCGGCATTCAAGGGTGTGCCCTGAACAAAATCAGACGCATCAACACGCTCGCCTTTAGATACGTTTGCAAGGCGCATAGCCTTGTCTTTCATGGCTGATCTAGCCTTTTTTGCAACGTCATACATTCTGTTTCTCCTAGGATTTCGGGGCGTCCCCCGTTTATGCCTTCTTGGACGTCAAACTAATGGCTTTCTTGACAAGAGAACCATTCCCCCTTCTATCCGGCCAAACAATGACCGGAACAGATTTTATGCCAAGCTCAATAGCTGCATGAGCCCTGTGTCTTCCATCTTGACCACCAGCAGGAAAGATTGCCAATGGCCCAAGAAACTTTCCGTTCTTGATCTTCTTCTTGAAGTGTTTGATTGCCTTTTTGGACTTGTCAGTCATTTCAACTGTCTGTGTCTTTTCCAAAAACGCTTGCGGAGACATATGAACAATCTTGCCGCCGGTTTGTTTGTATTCCTGATGCTTCTTCCAGTCTTTCGGATTTTGTAAGGGATATTGCTCAACCTTACCGCCATCAGCAAACATACGGCGTAAGGACTTGTCATCTTGCAAACCTTCAAGGCGCTCTGACGTTTCGTCCTCTTGTTCAGGAGACATATACTGCTTTTGCAATTCTTTGTTTGTGCGATCAATCCAGCTATCACGGCGAGCCGGAGCAGCAGGAACATTACCGCCAGTCATGTATTTATTTTCAACACGACCACCGCGACGCTCTGGCGTCCATGCAGACCAGCTTGAACCTGGATCAAACGCATTGTAGCTGAAGTCAGTTATTGACGGCGTAGGTGTTTCAATAGGCGGATTCCAGTAATCGACGCCTGTAAACATATTGGTCCAATCACCAATACCAGTGCCTTGCAACGGATTAAGATAGTTGAAGTCAGTCGCGGCATTTTGAACAATGCCGGTGTCAAAGTTTTGAGACTGTTGAACGGCTGCTTGCTGTGCGGCATTGATAGCATCTTGCTGTGACTGCGTATCCAAACCGGCCTGTTGAATGCCGGGGATGCCGCCTGTGTCTTGAGCAACCATCGTACCTGTATTTGACTTGTTCGCAGCATAAGACTGGAACATGGGATCAGACATCATCCCGTTAATTGTTTTTGATATTTCGGCATAATCGCCAGGCTCCAATGCACTACGATCATTGTAGTAGTTATGGAACATCTGCGCTGTTACTTGGCGGTCGCCAAGAGTTGCTGTTAAATTTTTTGGGCTTTCATATTCATCGCCCAAAATGCTGGTGACTTTATTAAGGTCATTGCCAGCTTTCATCATATCAGAGTAAGTGCTTTTATATTCCGGATTTTGTGTCAGTTCATAAACAAAAAACCGATCTTGTCCCTCTGTGCTATTGGGATCAAAACCGTATTCTTTGGCAAAATCAAACAAACCCATTTTGTTGGGATCGCCAGTCGGATTGGTTAAACGTACTCCACCCCACTGGGCAGAGCCATAGCCAAGCGGCATCTGGTTTTTGTCAAATATAGGCGTTCCTTCAGGCGTTCCGCTTCTTGTCTGAAGTTGATTTGGATTGTTCCACGACTCAATACCGAAGTTGCCGAGAGCCGCAGCGGCGATTGTCGGATTGAGTGTTTGAGATAAAAACGCATAACGCGCATCCAAAGGATTGTCATACTTGCTATAGTCAAAACTTTGCAAGTAAGCAGGCTTCTCCGGCGGCAATGGCACTTGGTCAATGGGAGGCTGCGGAGTTGGTGCTTGTGCTTGTTGGGCAGGCGCAGGAGAAGAAACTTCTGTCGGCTCAGTCCCGCCAGCCGCCTCTCCACCTTCATCAAAGTGTTTGCGCTTGACAGCCCCGCCTGACTTTCTGGGCGTCGCGCCGCTCAATCTTGCCAATGTGTTTTTATAGGCAGCAGCAGACTTGGATGGATTATCGGCAACACCCGACCAAACAGTTCCAAGTGTTTGTGCAATTTTTGGCGTAAACCCGTATTTCTGCAAATCACTAAACAAATCTCTGCCTGTGTCGGCATTATAAACACTTTTTGCATAATAAAGAGCTGCCTTGTCTTGTGTTGCTGGCGTAAAGTCTTTTCTGTACTCTTCCGGCAATGACATCCATGTGTTGTAGGTAAACTGATAACGGCCAGCCGCGCTTGACTTTTCGCCCGTCTTTGTCGGCTCATACACACGCGGATGGTCGGCATAACTATCAAACGTCGTGCCGCCTGACGGTGTGTACCTGATATTATAAGCACCCGCGCTTTCAGGAGCAGACAAAGCATTTAACAATCCCGCCTCGTAAACATTGACAGTCTTCAATGCCGGCATGGCAGCAACGTCTCTCGGCGATGTTCCACCAGAGGCGCTGGATGTTGACGCAGCCGAAGATGACGGCGTTGTCTTGACGCTTGTTGTATCTTCCGGCGTTGTGCCTTCGCTTTTAGCCAGATTCAACGCTCTTTGTGCAGCATCTGCACGAAAGAAATCAGCAGCAAGATCGGGATTGCCCCAATTAACTTTACCATCTTCGACAAGTTTATCCCCCGTTGACTGATATACGTCTCCGCCATCAGCAAAGACTTTACGCGCCAATTTCACAGCAGCAGAGGACCGACTTTTCATATCAATCACTCCTCATCATTTGGCAATGGCGCTTCTGTACCTTCAAGACGTCGCAGCATTTCAGGATCAATAATCTGATTTACAATTGACATCCCGCCAGGATTCTTTGCCATTTCTTCTGCCAGCTTGATCGCAGCTAGTCTTTCTCTCGACTCACGATCACGCTTGCGATTCACAGCATCAAGAATAGAATCCTGCGTCTTTGCAGCAATATCACGCGCCTGCAAATCCATACTCTCTTGCTTCATTTGACCGGCAAGACCACCGCTCTGCTCTCTTGCAGCCTTAGCCGCTTCAAGGTGCATCTTGGCCTGTTCGTTTGCCAGTTTCGCCTGATCGTTCATCATTTTGGCGTCGGCAACTTTATTCTTCAGATCCAATTCCTGCTTCTTCAAAGCAAAATCGGCAACCTTATCAAGCCCAACACCACCCTGACCACTCTGACCATCCTGCTGGGCCTTTGCCACATCAAGCTGCACACGCGCCAATTCGGCTTGTGCTTGTGCATGAGTAAGATTTGTCTTGGCTTCGACAGATTGTTTCTGCAATTCCAGCTGCGCCATTGCCTGCATCATTTCCGGCGACGGCTTGTTGCGCTGGGCAACAGGAACCATAAACTGCTCAGGATTGCTCCAGCCAACTTCACGCAAAGCTTCAATATCAATCGCATCCTGATTAAAGTTGGCATTGCCTTGCGTAATCTGTTTCAACGCGGCAATCTTCATCATGCGCTGACCATGAGACGCTGTGTTAGGATCGGCTTGCGGAACAATGTTGCAATCTTCCAAAGCCCGCAAGAACGTATCTTCATCCCACGGCAATGCAGGCTTGCGATTGCGCTGCCAGAAGCTATCTGGGTGCTCCTTAAAGCACTTCGCCAACAACTGAAATTCTTCTGCCTGCGCTGCGTGCATTCTCTTATGAACAGCATTGAGAACTTTAGTCGCCTGCTCAATCATTGCCAGCGTTGTGCCAACAGGCGCTTCAGACTTGCCCTCACCCACTTGCATTTCGCTAGTGCCGCCAATACGCATACCCGTCTGCGCCATATTCTCGACAAGAGCCATCAATGCTTGTGACGGCTCCTTGTATGGCAGTGGCATTATCGCTTGGTTAAGAGGTAGACCCGAAGTCTTAACCAACGCGCCTCCGCCCGGAGGAACGCGAAAGATATTCGTATTTTGACGCGCACCGCTGTCCGCCATAAGGAATCCAGGGAAGTTTGCATACATTCCCGCATCCAATAACTCACGCCATGCAGCAGTGATCGCATTTGTCGTATTCCCCAAGATATGCAACAAACCAATATCGTAGAA